TCCCGATTGGCGTAGAGTTTTAAATGAGTTACAAAGATATTCTGCGTCTGGTCAAATAGATGCAGGTATATTAATTAATATTAGTAATGAAAACATAAAAGAACTAATGAGTTTTGTTAAAAAGAAGGAGTTTACAAATGTTCGTAAGTGGATTGTTAATAATCTTGATAATGATGCCAATAGGATTTTTAGAACGATCTATGATTCTCTCTATGATACTATCGACCACTCTACTATCCCACATGCGGTGGTAATACTTGGTGATTATCAGTACAAGTCTGCCTTTGTTGCAGATCAAGAAATAAATCTTTTGGCATGTATGACTGAGTTGATGTCACAGGTAAAGTTCAAATGAACAAAGAATATGAATCAGTAGATAAGTTTGAAAAAACAATAGCAGATTTTTTTGGAGCTCCTTATGCAGTTGCCACGGATTGTTGCACGAATGCATTAGAACTTTCTATCAGAATTACAGACTATGCAAATATTAAAGTGCCTGTGCATACTTACGTTTCAGTTCCTTACATGCTAATGAAAAATGGTTGGCAGTTTACATTCACTGATGAGAAGTGGAAAGGTTATCATTATCTAACTGATCAAGTTATAGACGCAGCTGTTTATTGGAAAAAAAACGGATACATACCTGGTACTTTAATGTGTCTTAGTTTTTTTAAACGTAAACATTTATCGACTGATAGAGGTGGAATAATTTTATTGGATGACAAAGATAAATATGAAGACTTAATCAGATTAGTTTATGATGGTAGAAATAGAAGTGATACACCATATAATAAACAAAAGTGTGGCATGGGTTATCATTATTACATGACATCTGACAAAGCAAATTTAGGATTACAAAATTTTGAGAAAGTGAAAGATAAAAAACCCATAGAGAAAAATTGGGATTGGTATACACCAGTTAATCAATACTCTACGGTATTTGGTAATGAAGACATTATTTTTAGTTCAGAGTAATACTGGGTATGGTCATATCAATAGAGTAAAATCATTTTGTGATCATATCAATGAAAATTTAATTATTACAAAACCTGTTCTAGGTCACGACACTGAGTTTTTTGATAAGTGGCATAATGACTTGTTTGTAAAATATGTTGAGTATAACCCAGACGTGATTGTTACTGAGGGTTTTCCTTTTGGAAGATATGGTTGGCATTCACATTTCAATAAAAATTTAAGAAGACACAAAGGTATCATGGATATCTTAGATCATGCAAAAAACAAAAAGATATATTCTTTAGAGAGAGATATACCATGGATTAGACCAAGTGAAAATTGGTTTCATAGTGACATACTAAATGAATATTATGACGGCATAATTTTTCATACTGATAATAATTTTATTGATCCAAAAGAATTTTTACATAATCAAATTATAGATGTTCCAATAATTAGTTCTTCATATGTCACTAAACCATTTCAATATAATACTCATAGAAATGGATATTTAGTTTCTGGTGGTGATTGGTATCCACATATAGAAAAATATTACAATGTGGCATTAGATGTAAGGAAAAGAATTGGTGGAGATTGGACATTTATCGTTGGTGATAAAACACCAAATAAATTATTAGGTAGATTACAAAAAGAAAATGTAAATATTGTATCAAGACCAGACACAAATGGTTACAGAGTTTTACTTGCATCTCATGAATTATCGATAAGTCAATTTGGTGCGATGTCATTTTTAGATATAAATATCACAAAAACACCTGCGATTATGATCCCAAATGACTTAACATCAAATGATGTATATGATAGTAATGGTGTAGTAGTTGATAAAGAAGAAAATTATAGAGCAAAAAGATATGAACAACTCGGTGGTGGGAAAGTAATATCAATTGATGATGTCACAGTTGACTCTTTGACAGATTCAATTTATAAAGTTGTTCACTGTAAACCCACCACTTTTGATATGAATGGAGCGAAGTTTGTTAAAGAATTTTTCAACGGAACAAATACAGTCCATTAAAGAGTTTGGATCACACATGGACGCAGCCATAAGAGGTGAGTATCACTATCCACACACAATAGTTTTTGTACCTGGTATATCTTGCATGTACAAATGCACTTTTTGTGGTCGAAACTATGATGCAAAATTTGAAAAACAAGATAAACATTATGAAGTTTATAGAGATGTCATATATCAAAACAAAGGAAGAGGGCAAATAAACATTGGTGGTGGTCTTGAACCCATGACAAGTCCATATTTGAATCAGATATGTAAAGACTTGTATGACGTTGGTATGAAATCAAGAATGATAACAAATGGATTTATGTTAACACAAAATTACATAAAAAAGAATCCTTATGTTGCAAATTTAGATACTTTGAGAATATCTTTATATGGAATTGATGAAGAGGAGTATAATTCAGTATCTAGAAATAAAAAAGGTTATCAAGTAGTAAAAAACAATTTAAAATTATTAGACAGAAAAGTAAAACTTAATTATGTTGTATTACCACAAAATGTTGAAAAGATAGCAAAAATTTTAGATTATATAGATGACATTGGTGGTATAGATGAATTAAGTCTAAGAGAAGATTTTTCATTTCAGTATGAAATAAATGATCGAAATAAGTTTCAAGATATTCTAAATGAATTTGATATATTAGCAAAACAACGTGGTGTCAAAGTTCATTATGGATATGCGATGTATGATTTACTAAGAGGAAGAAAAAGTAAATTAATTAAATGTGATTATTTACATTTAGATAAAAAACAATCACCACAAACTAAAATATATCTTGATCCAAATGGTGATTTGTATTATTATAGTGAGGCGGCATTTTTAGATCGAGAAGGTAGTGAACGTCACATTCTAGGTAATACATGGAGGTCATCAATTGATGATGCACTAAAAGGTATGAAAGAAATAGAACCACGTAGAGATGATATAAAGTTCATGGATACTTTAACTCATCTCATAGAATATTATAAATGGAGTGTTCGTAATGTATGAATTGAAAGAATATCTTAACTCTATAAATTATCAAAAAAATAATTTAATGGAAAGTGATGACGTTATGTGGGAAAAAAAGTACCCTGCATATGTTGTTAATAAGTGTTTAGCACCATTTGGTGATACGATTATGTTAATAAATGAAATGAATAGATTACATCATTTAGATAACAAACTACAATATGATTTCTTACTAAATAGTCTAAGAACTCGAAAGAGATTTGCACCGTGGATGAAGTCAAGCAAATCTAAGGATATAGAGTGTGTAAAAGAGTATTATGGTTATAGTAATGAGAAATCCAAGTCTGCTCTAAGCATACTTAACGATGAACAAATAAAAACGATAAAGGAAAAATTGAATAAAGGCGGACAACATGGAAAACGTTAGTTTTAATAAAGACAATATGCTTGAAGTGACTCTTAAAGAACCTGATGATTTTTTAAAGGTTAGAGAGACACTATCTAGAATCGGTGTGGCTTCAAGAAAAGAAAAAAAATTATATCAGTCTTGTCATATTCTTCACAAACAAGGTAAGTATTACATTGTTCACTTCAAAGAACTATTTGCACTTGATGGTAAAGAAACAAACTTAACAGAGAATGATATAGGAAGAAGAAACAGAATTGCTAGTCTATTGAAAGATTGGGGTTTGATTAATATCAGTAGTGAAGTACAAAACATGTCACCACTTAGTCAAATCAAAATTATAAGTTTCAAAGAAAAGTCTGAATGGACTTTAGAAACAAAATATAATATTGGAAAGACTAAAGATGAGAACAGTATATGATGAATGGACTAGGTTACAAAAAGTAATCATTGGTCGATCATTTGATTTAAGTAATTTTAATATAGATTATAAAAATAAAATATTATTTAATTATGATAAGACAATATCAGAAAGACATCAACACTTTTCAAATATAGAATATGACGGTAATAGAACTACAACTGATAGTTTACTAGATTTAGTTGAGGGTAATTTATCAGGTTTAAAAAGAATACATGATGAAACTAATGAAGACTTAGATGTATTAGCAGACATATGTAAACAGTTTGGTACGTTTGTTGTAAGACCAGATATATTATATCCAATAGAAACTGAGTGGCGTCATCCCATGCAAGTTAGAGATACGATTGGTAAAATAGGTGATACAGTCTTTGAGGTTTACACTTCATCTTGGGATAGGATGTATGAAAATCTAAACTGTAGAAATATTTTGATAGATGAATTTGAAGAGGGTGCTAGATATATTTCGATGCCATTTCCCATATATGAAAGAAAACCAACAAATACTATAGATGATATTGATATAAAAAATGAGATATCCAATAAAGAAATACAATCATATGATAATCAAGGACAAATATTAGGTGATACAGCTGCATTTATGAAATGTGGAAAACATATTTTTCATACTCATTCAAATCCAAAAACAAAACTAAAAAAACAACATTCTCAAATTAGTATGACTAATAATGGTAGAGAGTGGTGGAAGAGAGAGTTTCCAAGTCATGAATTTGTAGAAATGAACGCATACGGACATGTTGACGGAAAGATATCTATTTTAAGACCAGGTTTAGTATTGGCATGGAACAAAGATCACATACCAGAGATCATGAAAGATTGGGATGTAATATTGATTGAAAATAAAGCAACATATTCTGGCAAACAAATAAAAGATTTATGCGAGGAAAAAGGTGTCAAAAATTATCCATGGCACCATCTACTAGGTGTATCACAAGAAACAAGGTTTGATGCAAACTGTTTATCACTTGATGAAAATACAGTGATCACATCTGGTTATGATAAAGATTTATCAGATAAATTAAAAAAGTATAACATTGAAATGATACCTTGGGTTAATCGTTGGAACTTTCTTTGGTCTGGTGGTGCTCATTGTTGTTCTGTAGATTTGGCAAGAGAAGGAAAACTTATTGACTATTTTTCATAATTATGGTATAATAATCACATGAGGTTTTATACTAACATTTCTCAGTGGGGAAATAATTTATTATTACGTGAAGTCATAGATGGTAAGAGAGTAAATCGAAAAGTAAAATATTCGCCAACTCTGTATTGTCCTGTGATGCGTGAGACAAATTTTAAAACTTTAGAAGGTAAGTATGTTACACCTATAAAACATCAAACAATGAGAGATGCCAAAGAGTGGGTTGAACAATATAAAGAACAACCACATTTGTTATATGGTAATACACAATATCAATATTCTTTTTTATATGAAAACTATCCAAACTTAGAATGGTCATTAGATGATGTATTGATTGCAACTATTGATATTGAAGTTGCTTGTGAAAATGGTTTTCCTAATCCACAAGATGCTATTGAACCTTTACTTTCTATCACTGTAAAAAATCATGCCAATAAACAAATATTTGTTTGGGGTGTTGGTGAGTACAAAACAACTCGACCAGACGTTGCTTATGTCAACTGTGAAAATGAAAAAGAACTTATCTATGAGTTTTTAAAGTTCTGGCAAATGAATCAACCTGATGTTATCACTGGTTGGAATACAGAATTTTTTGATATACCATATCTTTGTAATAGAATAAAAAAACTTTGTGGTGAAGATGACTTAAAAAAATTATCACCATGGAAATCTGTTTCATCAAAAAATATTTACTCAATGGGTCGCAGTCACCAAGTTTGGGATATACAAGGTATCGCAGCTTTAGATTATTATGATTTGTATCGAAAGTTTACATATACAAATCAAGAGTCATATCGTTTAGATCATATCGCATACGTGGAACTAGGTGAGAGAAAAGACGGAAATCCTTACGATACTTTTAGAGATTGGTACACAAACGATTTTCAATCTTTCATTGACTATAACATAACAGATGTTGAGATTGTTGATAAACTTGAAGAGAAAATGAAACTTATCGACTTGTGTTTGACTATGGCCTACGAGGCAAAGGTTAATTATACAGATGTTTTAGGATCAGTTAAGTATTGGGATATTCTAATACACAACTATTTAATGGATAAAGGTATTGTTGTTCCACAAAAAGTAGAAAGAGAAAAGTCTGAGAAGTATGAAGGTGCATATGTAAAAGATCCACAGACAGGTATGCATGAATGGGTATTATCTTTTGATTTAAATTCACTATATCCACATTTAATTATGCAATATAACATTTCACCTGAAACAATGAAAAGTGAACAGACAGTACCTAATATGTCAGTTGATAAACTATTAGATAAACAAATAGACACATCTGTTTTAAAAAATACAACTATGACACCAAATGGTGCGTTATTTCGCACTGACAAAAAAGGATTCTTGCCTGAGATGATGCAAAAAATGTATGATGATAGAGTTAGATACAAAAAGGCAATGTTAGAGGCAAAACAAAATCTTGTTAACACAAAAGATAAAAAGTATGAGAAACAAATTTCTACGTTTAATAATATACAAATGGCAAAAAAGATTGCACTTAACTCAGCATATGGTGCTATTGGAAACAATTGGTTTAGATATTATTCACACACAATGGCAGAAGCGATTACTACGTCTGGTCAATTATCTATTCGTTGGATTGAAAAAAAGATAAACAGTTATATGAATGGATTACTAAAAACTAAAGATAAAGATTATGTTATTGCATCCGACACTGACTCTGTTTATATTACATTTGATGAACTAATTAAAAAACTTAATCCAAAATATCCTATTGACTTCCTTGATACAATTGCAAAAGAAAAGGTTGAACCTTTCATTGATCAATCATATCAAGAACTTGCAAACTATCTACATGCATATGAACAAAAGATGCAAATGAAAAGAGAAGTGATTGCAGATAAAGGTATTTGGACTGCAAAGAAAAGATATATTTTAAACGCATACGATATTGAGGGTGTTAGATATAAAGAACCAACATTAAAGATTATGGGTATCGAAGCAGTGAAGTCATCAACACCTGCACCATGTCGTGAAAAAATTAAAGAGGCTTTGAAGATTATGATGTCTGGTGATGAAAAAGAACTAAATAAATTTATACAAAATTTTCGTGAAGAGTTTCTTACACTTCCACCAGAAGACATTGCATATCCAAGAAGTGTAAATGGTTTGAACAAATGGTCTGAGACACATACATTATTTAAGAAAGGTGCTCCGATACATGTCAAAGGTGGAATATTATATAATCATTTAGTAAAGAAAAATAAACTTACAAGATACTATCCTTTAATACAAGAAGGCGACAAGATAAAGTTTTTATATTTAAAACTTCCTAACATTTATCAATCATCATCTATATCATTTATTACAACACTTCCAAAACAACTTGACTTTAAAGTTGATTATGAATTACAGTTTGAAAAGTCATTTATTGAACCACTTAATTTTATTATTGAAAAGATTGGATGGTTTGTTGATAGAACTTATGGAACACAAGGAACACTAGAAGATTTTTTTGCATGATACACAAATTACTAGAAACAATAATAACAAAGGAGTCACAAAATGAAACTGAAGTTGCTATTCTCTTATCTGGCGGCGTTGACAGTAACACTTGCTTATTTACTTCTAACCGTCTCGGTTTAAAAGTACATGGATATTCTTTTCATATAAAAGATAATCCTACTTACGACTCACTAAAAGCACAAGAGGTGTGTGAGAAGTTTGGATTTAATTTTACAAGTATTGAGGTGCCAACTGAAAATTTAGTTGAGGACTTTAAAACGTTGGCACACAAATATAGTTGTAAAAAGAAAGTTCAGTTTGAATGCACTTGGCCATTCATGTACATGTATCCTAAGATAAAAGAGAAAGTTATTATATCTGGTGTTGCCGCAGACGGACATTATGGTCTAAGTAAAAAAGCAATGATACATTTCAAACACACAAAACAAAAGTTTGATAAGTTTAGAACAGATTATTTTTCATCTGATAATCCAGCAGGTGTCAGACAACTTGAAATGTTAAGTAAAGAATATAATAAAATACTGATTGCACCTTATTTAAACAAAGATGTATTTAATTATTTTATACAGTTTGATTGGGATCAGATTAATAAACCATACGAAAAACATTTAATCAGACAACATTTTCATGAGTTTAATGAACTTAAACTTAAAAAACATCTTAATTTACAACTTGTGGCAGAAATACCAACTATATTTGAGAATCTTCTTGACAATAAAGAGATAAACATATATGATAGGAAAAGAATTATG